GATGAAACCCGTGAATGGCTAGAAGAATTCTTTGAAGAAGGTAATAGTGTATTCGACCTTGAAGAACATGGTTGGTATAACGGTGACACAGAAATGATTATTGACTGTGACCCTGTCTTTGAACGATTAGACGGTGATGATGCAGGTAAACAATATGATAGTGATGGTGATGAAATTCCCGCTGACGGTGAAAAAGAAGAAACCACACCTACTACAACAGAACCTGTTAAATTAGAAACACAAGCAAAATGGCCTTTTACTAGACCAGAAGAAGGAAGTGATAATAAGTGAGAACATACGACAAACGTATTGGGTTCTTGGTAAGTTACCAGACACTTATCCCCCACGGTGGCATAGGTCAGTTCACAAAGAGTTTTTGTGAGTTGATGGACGAACACAATATCAAGGTTGATATTATTACTGATAAAGAACCTAAAGATAATGAGTTTGTTAAAAGTCTAAAGGCTAACGTTATTGCCCCATTAGAATCATTACCATACACCGATCATAGTAATATCTTTATGTATGGTGATACATTTTGCTATGAACGTATGGCAAACTTTCGCAATGCCATTATTGAAGCGTTAGAACATAATCTCTATGATGCGTTTGTTTGTAACACCTACGAAACAATTCAAGTAACAAGCACGATGGGACTTGAGGATGTAATTCAAATTATTGGTTATACTCACTTAGAAAGTCAAATTTTTAATTGGACAAAGAATCCATTCTTAAAGAACACTAATGAAATGATGCGACTACAATTGCAGACAGGTTCGTTGTATGTTGGAACACAGAGTAAATTTAACCAACTTGAATTAGAGGATCGCATTCAAATAAACAATGTTTGTCATTTACCTATCCCTATTACGGAAAGAGATTTACTAACAGAGTATCAAGGTGAGCGTGAAGGTATACTATTTGTTGGTCGTTGGGAAGAAGGTAAGAATCCTGAGTTGTTTATCGACTTGATTAAACAAACAGGACTACCAGCTAAGGTAATGACTAGTCCTAACGGTGTCAAAAAGTTTGAAGAACGACTATCTAAATTGGGCGTCAAGTATGATGTTCGTGCTAGTATTATTGGACAAGAGAAAGTAGACTTTATTAAGTCAAGTCGTATTGCTTTCAATCCTAGTACAGTTGAAAGTTATGGCATGGCTTTCTATGAGCAACATATTCAATTACCCACTTTAGTATTAGAGAATCAACGTTGGACTAATAATTTCAATAGTGATTTCTTCTACACATGTACAAAGAAAGACATGGCCGAACGTGCAAAACAGTTATATGATAGTTTTGATACCGCTGAAAAATGGTATAACTTGGAATCATTGAAACATGCTCAGTTCATGGAAAAGCGTGTGTTTGGTAAATGGAATGATTGCTTCAATATGTTTGAATCAAAACAATCTAACAATAACACCGCTAAAATTTGCAACGAAACCACAGTAAAATTACAAGACTATATTAATGACTTAGGTCGTAAAATCATCTGTATTGATGATATTCGCAGTGTGTTGACTAACAAACATAAGTTTAGAGTTATCTATACAGACGATGATACTTACTTAACAAAAGATCCTAATTTTGAACCAATAGAGGAAACAACAGAAAGTTTGTTTAGTTTTACATGAAAAAAGTATTAATCACTGGTAGTTCAGGCTATATAGGTAGTCATCTAACTAAATTGTTAGAAAAGGATTATGAGGTCTATGGCTTAGATAAAAACTTACCTAAATTAGCCCCTGAACAGTTTTATCATTGCGATATCAATAGGCAATTCTCATTAGATGAAGAATTTGATACAGTAATTCATTTAGCCGCATTGGTTAACGTAGGTGAAAGTGAGCGTATTCCAATTCAATATTACATTACTAATGTAAATGGTACTATGAATGTATTGAACAAAGTAAAAGCAAAAAACTTTATCTTTGCAAGTACAGGTGCCGCAGAAGGGTGTCAAAGTGCATATGGAATCAGTAAACGTGCGGCAGAAGATGTTGTGCGTGAATATTGTACGCAACATAGACCAACACCATATACTATCTTTAGATTCTATAATGTGATTGGTAGCGAAGGATTCGCACCCACAAATCCTGACGGATTAATGAGTAATCTAATCAAAGCGATTGATACAGGTACGTTTACTATTCACGGCACTGACTATGATGTTAGTAATGATGGAACTTGTGTTAGAGATTATGTGCATGTCATGGAGATATGTGACGCAATTAAAACAGCAATTGAAAAGCCTAGCAATAGTGTAGAGTGTTTAGGTCACGGTGTTGGATATACTGTAAAAGAAATGGTCAACATATTTCAAAAAGTAAATGATGTTGACTTTTTGATTGAATCAGGCCCAAGAAGAAAGGGCGATCTACCTTCAAGTGTATTAGAAGATGTGTCACCCTATATGCGTAACTTGTATACGATGGAACAGTTACTTAGTGTTTCAACAATAATGTCGAAATAATATTAGGATCGTTAGCACTAATATCACCTTCGCCTGGTGCAACGATAACGTTGTATTTCATACCAGCAGGTATGTTCTTACGTTTAGCCATGTATTCATCATAGCTAAGAATAGAGTTCGCACTGAGTCCATATTGTTTAGCAAGACGTTGCTTTAGTTCAGGTAACTTGTCAGGTTGCACTTGCCATTGGCCTTCTGGCCCCTTAACTAAGTTCTTCTTTGCGTCCTTAACTAATAAGTCTTGGAAAATTTCATCTGGAACAATGCGACTGTTCTTTGTTGTCTCTAAATCTTTATCTTGTGCTTTAACTTGTTTCTCTTGTGAAGTATGAGCACCTTCACTCCAGTTGATAATAAAGTTGTCTGGCTTCTTAGCTAATGCGGCACCAGCCATCTTTGTGTAAGCATAGAACTTAGTATTAGGATGCTTTGCAGCCATCTTCAATGCCAAGTCTAAGTATTCTGGACTAAAGAAGTCACCTGCATCATGCCAACGAATAGTTACTGTATAGCCACCCTTCTTACCGGCTGCTTCTTCTTTAGTAATTTCACTACTTAATTGTTCAAAGAAACCATCAGGATCATTCAATAGATATGTTAAGATACGACCATCACTTTGCCATGCGGCTTTGAATTGAACTTTACCGCCCTTCATAGCGAAGCAATCAACTTTACATGAACCAGCACCTGGGCATGTATTGACAATGATTAGTTTATTTGTATCTTCATCTAATGCAATACCTGTTAACGCCGCAAATCCAACGTTAAAGAACTGTTCTAGTTCTCCGTTACTATGCTTCATCTTTTCGTTTTGCTTTAATAACTTCTTAGGACGTTCTGCTAATGCTTGCTTGATTTTATCCTCATCGTAAGTTTTACCATCAGGACCTAAATATTCGATTACACTTGAACGATGGATGTAAGGCATTTTATATCTGTCTGACTTTGTTTTACCAGACACATACTTCTCAATACCCTTCTTATCTACTTTTGGCTTACCTGTTTTCTTGTCAATATCAGGAGTACCAACAATACGCTTCATATAGTCTTGGAATTCATCGCCACCAAACTCACGGCTACTTGCTGGTAATTTTGTAGCTTCATCTAGACCGGCAAGACTACGAATTCTATCCAAACCTTCTTTAACATCTAGTGCATCACCAACTTCCATTGGCTCTAGACCGTGGACAGGACAATCTGGATCTGCATCTCCTGGATGGCAAGTGCATTTGTATTTGCCTTCCGCCACACCTTCCTCAGATTCTTCTCCGGGCATATCACCTGCTTTAGCAACAAATTGCTGAGGTGTCATAATTTGGATACCCTGTGGGGCTCCGGGCATTTTTGGCTCTACGCCTTCCATTAATTGCTGTATCTTCATATTGGGTTCCGTGTATTTGACTTTTATTATGTGTTGTGTTACACTATATACATTATTTATCAATTTATACTTTTGTATGCATACTTTCGACCAATCTATTCATCGTATCGGTTTTGCTTGTAAATGGGCAGAAATCAACAAAAAGGGCGAGATCGCATCCGCTGAGGGACTCAATACAGGCGGTACAACTATGGCGTGGGCTAATCGTAACGCACGTAGTAAAGTTGAGGACAAAATCATTGATGTTGCTAAGACCAACATTATGAATACTCACAATCTAATTAAGAAAGTTGCTACACTACCCAAAGAATTGCGTATGTTGCGTATTACTAGCGACATGCTCAGTTTCTACACCCACGATGACTACAAACTATTCTGGAAATCACCATACGTTCAGAATCTACTAGAACATTGGTTTGCGCCACTAGGTGAAACTGCACGTGCTAATGACGTTAGACTGTCATTTCACCCAGACCAATTCGTTGTTCTTGCTAGTGATCGTCCAGAGGTAGTAAATAAGAGTATCGAGGAGTTTGAGTATCATGTTGACATGGCCCGTTGGATGGGGTACGGTAAACAATTTCAGGACATTAAAATCAACGTCCACATTGCGGGTCGAGCCGGTCCCCAAGGTATCAGAGCCGCGTACTCAAGGCTATCCACAGAAGCAAGAAACACACTTACAATCGAAAACGAGGAAATGACACATGATTTACACACAGTTCTTGAAATTGCAGATTTGGTTCCTATCGTTATGGACATCCATCATCACTGGGTCAATTGTGGCGAATACATTGAGCCTACTGACGACCGCGTTAAAAAGGTTATTGATAGTTGGCGCGGTATTCGTCCTACTATGCACTACAGTGTATCTAGGGAAGATTGTCTTGTTGGCCACGCCCGAGACCAGCGTCCCGCCCGTGATGCGTTGATGGAAAGTGGTCATAACAAACAAAAGCTACGTGCCCATAGTGACTACTATTGGAATGATGCAGTCAATGATTGGGCTATGAGTTTCAATGACCAGTTCGACATTATGTGCGAATCTAAGGCAAAAAATCTTGCCAGTCAAGTGCTTTACGATAAGTATGTAAATGTTTGATAAACTAAAAAATCTTTTCGTCAAAAAAGAGGATCCCAAAAAAGAGGCTCCTCAACCTGCTCCTAAGAAGGAAAAGAAACTAACACCCAAAGAGTTAGCGACACAAGCAGGTGAACCATACGTTACAGTAGTAAGTATGGACATTGATCCTGAGGATATCAACTCAGGTGCATTTGAATTAGACTTTAATGAAATCTTTGTTGCCCGTTTAGTCAAAGCAGGTTACATGATGAAGAAGGAAGATACTGATGCAGAGATCGTGGATCGCTGGTGGACTCAGGTCTGCCGCAACGTGGCCTTAGAACTTTATGAGCAACAACAGGCCGATCCCACAAACAGATATCGTACAGAACCCCGCATTGTAAGTCGTAAAGATTTAGGTAACGGACGTACAGAAATTAGTTGACATTTATAAACTTCCTGTGTATAATACTACTTGCGCTTAAAATAATATTTTGTGCGTAGTCATTAAACATAAAGGAGTAACAATGACAACATCTAACTTTAAATTCGCATGGGTAGCGAATACTAAAAAAGTATCCAAAAAAGACCTTCCCGAAAATGAACTTGACAAGAAGCCAGGTTATATTGAACAGAATAGTATCACCAATCTGATTCAGACTTTTAAGGATGGTGCATTCTTTTCTGAACTTAAAAAGCTAATCGAAACAGATGGCTACAAGAAAAGTAGAAAAGGTAAACCCCAACGATACAATCAAACTCCCAAACTTGCAAAAGTTAAAATTCGTGATTTGTTTACAGCACTTGCGGTGCAACGTAAAATTGATTGGGATCATTTAATTAAGATTGTTGTTAATTGGGATTCACGTAGACCTGCTACTGTTAACGTAATTAAGATTCCAAAAACAAACACATATTACATTACTGATGGTCAGCATACAGTAATGGCAATCGCTATACGAGCAATGCTAGGTTTGTTCCCCGATGTAGATCCAGCAGACTTCTTGGATGTTGAAGTAAATTGTCAAGTTGTTGAAACTGATGATTTTAGTTTTGCACGTGAGCACTTTCTTGGTATCAATGGCGAAGATAAACTACCTATCTTGCCATTCGACAAACATAAAATTAACGTATTTGGTGCAAGACTTGACAACTCTAGCCAAGAAAAATATGTTATTTCAGACCGCAAACAATCAGAGTTTGAAAACCATGACTTGATTCCTGTACACCCTGAAAGTGTTGACCGCTTTAAGCCAGGTGCAGTTATTGATGTTAACTTGATTAGCAAACTTGATGTGGAAGATATTAAGTTTATTGGTGAGAACCATCAAACATATTGGCCTCAAGAACCGCTTGATGCTATGGAAATGCTCCCCTTTCAAGATTTGCGTAAGCGTTTGGTTAAAGAAGGTGCAGACTTTACAAGCCCTGACTTCAAACAATTTATGCAAGACCTGAACGCACTTGTTAAGGAAGTTGCAGGTGGCTATGCTGAATTCAAGAATTTAACTCAACAACTATATCCTGCATATTATCAAAAAGCATTTGGTGAAAAGCCAACAGGTTGTCCGCGTGATGCTTCATTGGTATTGTTGATGCAGTTGTATAAGAAGGCTGGTGGCACATATCAATATGTTCCTACTAGTTTGACTACACGTTACTTAGAGAATGGCAAATCTATGTATCAATGCTTGAGCAAAGAAAAGAAGGAATTGTTCAAATGAAATTCTTATACATTGCTGAGGTGTATGGCAAACTAAAGCCAGGCATAAGTAACAAAGTAAGTTCACGCATAAAGTCTTATGATAAAGGTAATAACAACCCAGTCATACATGCGTTGTACGTATCATTGGATGGATATGACGAACACATTAATAATTGTGAACGACATATTAATAGAGAACTGTTTCCTTTCTTGGAAAATCCTCAAGGAAATAGGAAACCTAGTGAATATGTTGACCCAAAACATGTGCATGTTACAACCAAATATGTACAAAACTTAATTGAGGATCGCATTAAAAGTCATCCACTAAAGATAGCAAGATTGAAGAAAACATTCTTGCCAATCGATAGATACAATGCAAAGACTATTGAGGAAGGAATTAGACACTTCCCTAGTAAGTATTTGGAAAGCATATAAAGTATGATATCAGTACAAAAGCAACAGGAATATAAGTTCTATTTTTATTGTGTAACAGGACCTATTGGTTTATTGTTATACTTTATGAATGGCGGCACTTTCTTGTTTGCTTTTGTATGGTTCTGGATATTTTTAATTATGGCTCGCATTGCGGGTATAGGATATCACAGATGGTTAGCCCATAGATCGGTCGAGCCAGGTCCTATTGCCAAAATTGTGTTGTTATATTTTATGGTCCTAGTTAGTTTAGCCAAACCCTTAAACTACGTTGTGGCTCACAGAACTCACCACAAATATTCGGATACTGACAAGGATCCACATCCCCCATCCAATGGCTTTTATAATAATTTATTGGGTAGATTTAATCCAATAGAAATAAGTATTCCATTGCGTGATATTTACCGTGACAAACAAGTGATGTTTGTTAACAAATATTATTGGCATTTACATATTGTCAATTTGATATTGATGATGTTTTTATTTCCAAATCTATTCTTGTTAAGTTTTGCCTTATTAAATTTAGCTGACATAGTTATATCTACCATATTTAATTACGTAGCACATTTGGGTAATACACCTAGAAACTTACATTGGATAACTAATTTCACCTTATTTCCGGGTGAGTATCTACACCTTAATCATCACAATGACCCTAGTAACCCAAATTACGGCGGTGATAAATGGTATAACTTTGATATACTATACCATACTACAAAATACTTTTTCCCACCAAGAATAAACGGGCAACCGAATATTTGACATAAATGCAAAATAGTCGTATAATATACGCATATTATTCAACTATATAAGGCTACACATGCGTTATGCACTCATAGACACTGCCAACACTTTCTTTCGTGCCCGTCACGTTGCAAGCCGTAACTCTGAATTGTCAGAGAAGATCGGCATGGCACTTCATCTAACCCTTGCAAGTGTTAACATGGTTGTACGCAATCAAGGCATCGATCACGTTGTATTTTGCTTGGAGGGCAGGTCGTGGCGTAAGGACGTATACGAGCCTTACAAAAAGAATCGTGTGGTTGATGCAATGTCAGTTACACAAGCAGAAAAAGAAGAAAACGACATGTTTTGGGAAACGTATGCAAAGTTTACCGAATACCTTACTTCCAAAACTAACTGTAGTGTGTTGCGTCACGAACGTGCTGAGGCAGATGACATGATTGCCCGATTCATTCACTTGCACCCAAACGATAACCACTGCATCGTCAGTAGCGACACAGACTACGTGCAGTTAATCTCACCAAACGTCACGCAGTATAATGGTATCACTAACGAACTTATCCGACTAGACGGATACTTGAAAGACAACGGTAAGCCTGTCATTGACAAGAAAACTAAAACACAGAAATTGCTTGAGGACCCTCAATATCTATTGTTCCTAAAATGTATCAGGGGAGACAGTTCAGACAACGTATTCCCTGCATATCCCCGTGCTCCCGAAAAAGGTTCTAAGAATCGTGTAGGTATTCGTGAGGCATTTGAGGATCGTCATAAGCAAGGATTTGCCCATAACAATTTTATGCTCCAACGGTGGGTTGACCATAATGAGGTCGAACATCGTGTGCGTGATGATTATGAACGCAATCGTATGCTGATTGATTTGACTGCACAACCTCAAGATATTAAGGATGCTGTGGATCAACGCATTCGTGAAAGTGTTCGGGTAAACACTACCCCGCAAGTTGGTGTTCATTTTATGAAATTCTGTGGCAAATATGAATTGGAAAAAATCTCTACGCAAGCTGATAGCTATGCTAAATGGCTCAATAGCGAATACAAGGGCACGTTACATGAAACACATTCTACATAAACAAGTCTACGCAGGTCTATTTGAAATTATCAAAGACCGTGAATGCTATTATCACAGTAGTGTTGGTAGAGATTATAGTCACTTAACTGAAAAAGGTAAAGAGGCTGTTGCAAAGTGGCTTGAAATGACTGCATGGGAAATGCTAAAATTAGAGGAAGCAGAATTAGATGCACGTGCTAAAAAACTAGTGTGGGAAGAATTGAAGAAATGATATATACCGCGCTTGATAAAAAAGTCAAACAGATTAAGTCCGGTGATAGACTGTGGCACATTAAGCAAGGATTATACTTAGTTCCTAGAGCAGGATTTGAAATTAAAAAAGAATGTCCAAACACTTATGCTGAGGTTATCAGAGAATGTATAAACAGGGGTTGGTTACAACCCGTTGCATATATGCGTGAAGATGAATATATGTGGGAAGAACTAAAAGAATGAAAAAAATTTACTACGAAAAAGTTGGACGTAAGTATGTTCCGGTCAGTGAATATGACAGTGATTTACTGTCTGCCTTGCCTAAAGGTACTCATATCGTTATGAGTTATCCTGGAGGACAATCTACTCGCTACAATGTTAATCCTAACTATGCGGCTATGATTGCGGCAGGTCGTGTAGCAGAAGATATTATCAGTGGTGCTATTGTTAAGGCTAGTGAAATGCGACCACGTAATACACCTATTACAGAAGGTCAACGCAAGGCATGGGATAATCTTGCTAAAGAATTTGGTAGTGAACGTTATTACATTGAACTACCAAGTGCAAGAGAAGTTGCTGAGGCTGGTATTCAAGCAATGCAAAATGAAGCAATGAAATTGATGGACAATCCATCAGTTAAAAAAGCATACGAACATTTCTTGTTAGTGTGCGAACTTACAAAGGATGAACAAAATGAATCTAATCGCTAAACCAATCGTTAAGGGTGAGTATTGGGTAGTTACTGACGGTGATAAAAAAGTAGGTAATGTTATCGCTGATGGTACAGGGTTTGAAGTTAAACTCAACGGTAACTCAACTCATTACAAAACTACCAATGCTATTAAACGACAGACTAAAATTGATTTTCAAACTGTTGATAAAAAGAAACCTTTAGCTCCTTTAAGTAGTTTTCCTACTCCAACAAAAACATACAATAACATGTTGGATATAAAGAGAAAACTACATATATTTACCAAGTCACAAAAGAGTAAATGCTATCATGCGGCTGGATGGTATGTGTTAAATCAAGGAGAACCACAAGTAATTTTTTGCCCTAAATACATATTTGTACAACGTTATGAGTATTCAGGTCCATATAAAACAGAAACCGAGGCAAAACAAGCACTAAATACTATATGAACCAGATAAAGAAATTTATTGATAAAGTAAGCAATTCGGATGCAAGACAAGCAAAAACAATCATTTTAACGATTGAAGAATCAAGATTGTTGCGTGATGAATTGGCTAAGTTATTAGTAGATTTACATGGTATAGAAAAGGAAATCGCTGAACCTACGTTTGAAGTTGTAGTTTCAGGTGGTAAATTTAAATGAGCAGAACACAACCGAAAGTTTTACTAGAACTTGTAGATAAAGTAACATACAAGTGCGACCAAATTGTAGAAGCCAGTGGTATATGGGCAGTGTTCTATGACGGTCAACCAATCAATCTGAAAAGTCAACATTACTTAGATAACGAAGCAACACCTAAGTATAAGAAAACTAGTTTCAGTAACCCAGGTCATGCCCGTAACCTATGCAGGAAATTAAACGTTCAATTCAAAACAGACAAGTTCACAGTCGTGTTTATGAATAGCGGGCGATGTGTGTATCCTGATGAGCAGGTTAATTAAATACAAAATCACAGAAGCGGTACTAAA